TTGCTCCTCACGATGCAAGCAGGCGTCTTACCGCGAGCGCGGCAAAAGCAGCGAGTACGCCGCTCGTTATCGAGAGCGTCAAAAGGCTGACCGAGAGGGCTGACGTTTGGGACATCACCGTCCCTGACGGCCATTGGTTCGCGCTTGAGAACGGTGCCGTTGTTCACAACAGCGACGCCTTCGGGCTTCTGGCGGTTGCGTATGAAGAGCCCCGCGTGAGGCGGGAAGCGGCGCGGCGCCCCGTTCACTCGGGCGGCAACGCATGGATGGGGAGGTGATATGGCTTACGACGCCGAAAAGCCTGCCCGCAAAGCCAAGGTTCCGCCCGGCTACAAGGACGAGGCCGAGTTCTGCCAGGAGGTCCGCGAGCTATTCCAGAACGGCGTCGATTACGACCGCGAGAACCGCGACCAGGCCGACGAAGACCTGAAGTTTCTGGCCGGCGACCAGTGGGATGACGATGCGGTCAAAGCCCGCGCCGGCAAGCCTCGCCTGACGATCAACGACCTACCGCAGAAGATTGCCCAGGTGGTGGGCGACATGCGGATCAACCGCCCGTCGATCCGCGTGCGCCCGGCTGAAGACGCCGACAAGGACTTGGCCGAGGTCCGCGAGGGGCTGATCCGCGCCATCGAGCGGGACAACGACGCGCAGGGTGTCTACATCGCGGCGGGTGAGAACCAGGTCGGATGCGGGATTGGTAACTTCCGCGTGGGGCTGAAGTACGCCGACGACACCGGCTTCGAGCGTGACATCGAGATCAAGAACATCCCCGACGCCTTCGCGGTGGTTTGGGACCCGTTCTCGGTCGAACGAACGGCGCGTGACGCGGAGTGGTGTTTCGTTGAAGAGGCGATGCCCCGCAAGGCGTTTGAGAAGCGGTGGAAGGACGAACTGCCTTCGGAGCTAGAGGTTCCCAAGGCCGACGCCAATGGCTGGTACAAGCGCGACGAGGTCCGCGTCGTTGAGTTCTGGCGCATGAAGTCGGAACCGACGACCTACGCGCGGCTTGAGACCGGTTCGACGGTTGAGGTGGACAACACCGACCCGATGATGCCCGCCATGATCGTGCGGACGTCGAAGGGCCAGAAGTTGCGCCCGTTGCCCGCGCCTATCGCGCTGGACGATGACGGCGAGCCGATGATCCGCAAGGGTGTCCGCAAGTACGCCTGTATGTACCTGATGACGGGTCACGCGATCCTGTCCGGCCCGCATGAGTTGCCGATTCCCCGCCTGCCGATCTTCCGGGCGCGCGGTTGGGAGATCAACGTCCGCGCCAAGCGGGTGCGCTTCGGGCTGGTGCGCTTCGCCCGCGATAGCTACCGCCTGCGGAACTACTGGCGGTCGAAGTCGGCTGAGATGCTGGCGCTTGCGGGCAACGGCAAATGGTTGCTGCATGAGCAGACCGAGGGCGACCAAGAGGCGTTCCGGGAAGCCTACAAGAACGACGACACGCTGCTGATCTATTCCGGCCAGGTGTCGCCGCAATTCATCGGCCCTCCGACGCTCAACAGCGCGGTCCTGCAAGAGAGCCAAATCCTAACCCAGGACATCAAAGACACGACCGGGCTTCATGACGCCTCGCTCGGCATGACGTCCAACGAGACTTCCGGCAAGGCCATTCTCGCCCGCCAGCGTGAAGGCGACGTCGCAAGCTATATCTACCACGACAACCTCCAGGCCGCGATTGCCGAGGCCGGGCGGGTCATCAATGCGCTCATCCCGATTGCCTATGACACCGCGCGCACAATCCGCGTGATCGGTGAAGACGAGGCGGTGAAGGTCAAGCGCATCAACGACCCGATGAACCCGGAGAGCATCGACATCAATCGTGGTCGCTATGACGTGGTGGTGGAAACCGGAGCCAGCTACAGCACCAAGCGCGTCGAGGCCGCCGAGAGCATGATGCAGTTCATGCAGGCGGTCCCCGGCGCGGCTCAGATGGCCGGCGACCTGATCGCGCGGAACATGGATTGGCCCGGCGCGGACATGATTGCGGAACGGCTCAAGAAGGCGCTTCCGCCCGGCATGGCCGAGCAGAAGGACGAAGACCTATCGCCCGAGGAGATGCAGCAGCGTCAGCAGGCGATGCAGGCCCAACAGGCCGAGCAACAGCAACAGCAGGCCATGCAGATGCAGGCCGGGCAACTGGCGCTCGCTGAGAAGGAAGCCCAGGTCCAGAAGACCCAGGCCGAGGCGATCAAGGCCATGCGCGAGGCCGAGACGGTGGGGCAGGAGGCAGGCCCGACCATCTCCCCGCTCGATGACGCGCTAAAGATGGCGCAGCTACGCAAAGCCCAGGCCGACGCGGTGAAAGCCGAGGTTGAGGCTCAACGGTCACAGGTGGCGCTCCAGGGCGACATCATGGATTTAAAACGCAAGCCGCTTGAGGCGATGACCGCCGAAGTGGACTTGGCCGAACGTCTCAACCCGCCGGTCCCCGAAGCGGACGGCTAAGGTTTCGCGCCGGGGGGTTCGTCCCGCCCCTGGATCACGCGCCTCGGGACTTCCGCGAAAGCGCCCATGTCAGAAGCCCTCAACACGCCGGAAGGCGTGACCGAAGACGTGTCCGTTGCCGATCAGGTGACCGACCAGACCTCCGCTCAGGGTGATGAGCATCTCGGGGACGATGCCCCCGCCGAAACCGCCGACGACGGCTCTGGCGAAAAGCCCAAGCCCAAGAAGACGTTTCAAGACCGCATCGATGAGATGACCCGGCAGAAGCGGGAAGCCGAACGCGAGGCGGAGTTCTGGAGGTCGAAAGCCACCCAGCCGCAAGAGCGCCAACGCGACCCCGAGCCCCAGGTCGATGAAGACCCGGAACCCAGCCCCTACGCTTTCGAGCATGGGGAAAACGACGTGCGCTTTATTCGGGCGCAGGCCGCTTGGGAAGCCCGGCAGGAAGTCACGCGCCAGTTCAACGAGCGCGCCCAACGTGAAGCCGAGATGGCCGAACGTCGGCGGTTCAACGAGCGGGCCGAGACCTTCGCCGGTCAGACCCCGGACTTCTATGACGTGGTGGGTCAGAACTACGAGCGCGCCGCCGCTGTGATGACGGAAGTCATGCAGCACGCCGCTCGTGCAGCCGATGAAGCGCCGGCCCTGGCGTATCACATGGCGAAACACCCGGCAGAGGCGCGCCGCATCGCGGCACTCAACCCCTACGCCCAAGCCGTTGAGATCGGAAAACTCGCAGCCCGGTTGTCGGCGCCCACGGCGTCACGACCGCCCCCCAAAAACGCCACCGATGCCCCGGAACCTCCCCCGCAAGCGCGAGGGACCGGAGGCCGATTCAAAGTCAGCGCCGACACGGACGACTTTTCGGCTTTCGAGCAAACCTACGGCTGAGGCGGCTCTAGTCCCGAGAGGACGGAACCAAAATGGCTAACGCACTGCTTTCGCCCAAGGTCTACGCCAACGTAGGCTTGAAGCTGCTGAAGAACGAACTCGTCATGGCGAAGCTCGTCTCCAGCGAATACAAGGACATCGTGGTAAAGCCCATCTCCAAGGGCGGCCAGTCGAACGGCTCCACGGTCTATGTCAAGCGCCCGCCCGAGTTCACCGTGCGTGACGGTGCGGTCGCCTCCGTGCAAGACGTGGTCGAAGGCGAAATCGCCGTGACCATCGACAAGCAGAAGGGCATTGACGTCGAGTTCACCTCGCTTGAGGAGACCTTGACCGTTGACAGCCTTCTTAAGTCGAAGACCATGGAATCGGCCATGGTTTCGCTTGCGAACCAGATCGACAGCGACATCCACGCCGAGACCCGCAAGTTCTACTCGTGGGTCGGAACGCCTGGCCAGCTCATCAACAGCTACGCGGACCTGACCAAGGCTCCGCAGCGCCTCGATGAGATGGGCGTGCAGTCGGCGGGTCGCGTCGGCGTCATGCATCCCGGCGATGCGTGGGCCATGCTCGGCAATCTGTCGGGCCTGACCGCGCAAACCCGCGAGGCCACCGACGCGCTGACCAAGGCGAAGCTGCCGATGCTCGGCAACATCGACTGGTACAGCACGGCGAACGCCGGCACGGTCACGACCGGAACCCGCGACGGCAATGCGGTGATCGACGGCGCGGCCCAAAACGTCACCTACGCTTCGGTGAAGGATGGCAACTGGACGCAAACGCTGACCATCGACAACGTCGGTAACGCCAAGACCGTCACGGCGGGCGAGGTGTTCACGATTGCCGACGTGTACGCGGTCAACCCGCGTTCGAAGGCTCGCCTGGGCTACCTCCAGCAGTTCACGGTCATCACCGGCGGCACGTCCTCTGCGACCGGCACCGGCAACGACCAGAACCTGTCGCTGACCATCAGCCCGCCGATCATCACCTCTGGACCCTTCCAGACGGTGTCGTGCGGCGGCGTCTCGTCCACCGCCCCGGATGACAACGCGGCGATCCAGTGGATGGGTTCGGACACCGAATCGGACACCGACGCGACGACCTACTCGTTCGCCACCGTGTTCCGCCCGGAGTCCATCGCTCTGGTCAGCGCGAAGCTGGTGATGCCTTACTCGGGCGAGGCGGACTACGCCACCGACCCCGACACCGGCCTGACGGTTCGCTACTGGCGCTCGTCTGACTCCACGAACGACACGCACCTTCACAGGTTCGACGTCGTCTATGGCGTCAAGAACGTGGACCCCCGTCGCGGCACGCGCCTCAGCGGCACGGCCTAAGCCTTCTCCTCAACTCGGGCGGTCTCTAGCGGGGCCGCCCACCTCTTTTGAAAGGACAGTCGCATGACTGCTGAAGTTGTTGGCCGCGCCCCTGCGGACGGCCTCAAGGTGGGTCAAGCCACCTCTCACCTGATCGGCTTTTACGGCACCACGGCGATCAGCCAGCGCGCCGGCGCCGCTCAGGGCACCGCGCTCGTTGGCACCGCCTCCTCGGCGGACGTCACCAGCGACGTCAAGGCCGCAATCATCGAGATTATGAACACCTTGACGAACCTGGGATTGTGGAAGGGCGGGGCTTAGTACTTGATTTAACTAAGCTTTCCGCTATATTGGCGGTCCCCGGAGGCGCGCTAACGCCGACCGGGGACCTGACCACTCAAACCTTCGCAGAGGTTCAAATGGCTAC